GATTTTTTTCCGACCCTTATTGTTTGGTGGGGTCGGATATTTTTCCGACCCGTCGAGCTTCTGGTTCCACTCGACAGCCTTCTCTGTGAGGCGGAAAAGCGTGATGTTCGAGGTGCTGGAAAGCTCAATCAAACCGGCCTCTTCGAGGGCCTTCAGCATGCGGTAAGCGGTGTCCGGCTTATCGGTGAGCAGCGGCAGCTCCTCGATGATCTTGGCCTTGCTCAGCGCGAAGAAGATCCCGTCATCGGTCTTGATTGGCTTGGTCCAGCTCGGGCAGCCGTAGACGAAGGCGAACAGCAGGGCCTGCTGAGAATTCAGCCCCCACTCCAGCGCCTTCACCTGGTTAATCGTGACGGTGTATTGCATGTCAGGCCTTCCCGACCTTTGCGGCCAATTCAAGGAAGCGATCCACGTACCAGTGAGGCTGCGTCTCGCGGGGGCATTGAGGGCTGGTGAGGTTCTTGCCGTAGGCCATGCCCTTCTCGGTCACAGACCAGAAGTCCACTATTTCCTGCTTGGAGTTTTTGCGCTGGAGGACCTTGAGGAAGCCGTGGGCTTCAAGTGCAAGGTTGAAGGCGCGTGGCGTGCTGGCAATGGAGTGATCTTTGATCAGGGCGGTAATTGCCTTGGTCGGCATGGAAGAGCCACCAGCGGCATCTGGCGCGGCGTCGACGGCGTAGCCTGGGAGGAACTTGGCGCCCAGGCCGTTGTTGGTGGCGATCTGGGCGAGCATCATCACTTGGCTGGATGGCGCAGGCTTCAGCATGCGCGTGAAGCATTCCAGGATTGCGAGTTCGCCGACGACCTTCGAGCCGTTGGCGATCACAGCCTGACGTGCTGCGTTGTGCCCCTCCAGTTCAGCCCAGCGACGAATAACAGCGCGACGCATCTTGGCGCTGTAACCGGTGAGCAGCGTATCTGTCAGCTCGCGATCAAGCAGATACTCGACCTGCTCCCGCTTGTACCCGTCCAAATAGATGTGCTCAAAACTGAGCACATCTTCTTCAAGGTCGGTAAGCATGGATACGATATCCCGCTTCACATTGTTGTGGCGCTTTCCGGTGACATTCGCAATTTCGCGTGACGACATTGTCCGCGCCACATTTTGCGATTGCGAAAAACGTGGCGCGAGATTGTTGGGGCTATTGATCGATTCTGTGTGTTGGTGCATGATTCGCTCCAGTTGTTTACCGCTGTAGAAAAAGCCGACCTCGAACGTCGGCTTTTTTGTGCCTGCAATTCAGGCTATGGATTTCAGTGGGCGAGCCGACGCGAGCAGTTGCTCTGCTCTACGCCCCAACTCTCCCGCCTTCGCCTCAACCTGACGGCATTGCTTCGCGAACGCAGGCAAATGCGGCAGGTCCTGCTCGCACATCACCTGGTCATCGAACACTTCGCTGCCGGTGTCGATCACATCGCCCAGCGCGCGGATCAGCGCACCGAAGCTTTTGTTCGCACATTGGTCGCTGGTCATCTGACGGGCGCCGGTCAAGCCGTGGCGGCTCGCCAGTTCGTTCACACAGTGATCGCGGAATTCAGGTTCAAGAGCGTTGACCCACGACTCTTCCAGCCAGGACGGCATTTCTTGATCGCCGGACAACCAGCGCTGAACACGCTTGAGCCAGCGGCCGGTAGCCTTAATGAACTCGCCCACGTCGTTCAGGCGAGCCAGCTCTTCGAAGTCCGGGACTTTCGCGTCTTTGATCTTCGCGGCGGGCACGGTCAGGTAGATCTCACGGCTCAGCGCCTGGGCGAAGTCGTCCTGACTCAGACTGGTGCGTGCAATCTGGTTTGCAGCGTGTGCGACCAGCACCTGATCACGAGTTTGTACGGTGTGTCTGGAACTGGACGTTTGCATGGGGACTGCTCTCTTCTAATCTGGCTTCAATGGAACGGCGGACAGGGATGTCGCTTATGCGGCCATCTCGGCCCATGGAAACGACGGACAAAGGGATTCTTTTTTGAAAGCACCTCCGGTCAACGCCTCCGCTCGCTTGGCAACCACTGGAGACATGCCGTGCTTCTCGCGAACCCAACCGGAAACGGTGCTTTGATCAACCTTGAGCTTTTCGGCCGTGACCTCCTGAGTGCCGAAGAAGGCAACGAGGTCCTTATAAATAGTGTTCATGCTGCCCCTCCATACGGGAATACCCATATATTATGTTATGGGAATACCGATTTGCAAGGATATGGGAGCACCCGTAATACTCGCCGGATGGAATTCAAAGATCGTTTAAAGGCAGCGCGCCGGCACGCCAAGCTCAATCAGGGCGAATTGGCCGCTAAAGCTGGTATCACGCAGACGTCGATTTCTGACCTTGAGCGTGGAAAATCGAAAGCCACCGCACACGTCGTGAAGATCGCCGACGCATGTGGGGTGAGCGCCAAATGGCTCTCAGACGAGATCGGGCCAATGCTGTCTACTGGGTTAACGTCCGGCTCTGGTGAATCGAACGTCTCCCCCGCCGCGCAACCCACCAAATCATTCCGCTACCCCGTAGTGAGCTGGGTTGCCGCCGGTGCCTGGGCGGAAGCAGTGGAGCCCTACCCGGCCGGAATCTCGGACACCTACGAGTTTTCGGAGTACGACTCCAAAGGCCCTGCGTTCTGGCTGACGGTCAAAGGTGACTCGATGACAGCGCCCGCCGGCCAGAGCATCACCGAGGGCACGCTGATCTTGGTGGACACTGAGGCTGAAGTTGCACCAGGTAAGCTGGTGGTGGCCAAGCTGCCGGACAGCAATGAAGCCACATTCAAGAAACTGGTGAGCGACGGCGGCCGGCTGTTCCTGAAGCCGCTGAATCCGAGTTACCCGATCGAGGCTGTCGACGAGAACTGCCGGATCGTAGGCGTGGTTGTGCAGGCGCTGCAGAAGTTTTACTGATGCCATCCGCCCTTGGAAAGCCATCGACCTCTTGGCGAGAGCAGAGCTTTTGGAACAAGGTGTGGACCTATGCCCTGCTTGCGCTCATGGTGGTTTTCACAGCCGAAGCTGGAATTTGGCCGGACGGCAGTTCATCTCATCGCAAGCGAGTCTTCAGCCCAGGCTTCGTTGTGCTCTGCGTTTTCGTGGCTGTGGTCGAGCTGATAGCGCTCAACCATTTCTACCGCAGCGAATGAGGTGAAGGCGGGAGGGATTTTCAGAGATAAGGCTGAGTTCGCCTACCAATAGATATAGAGACCTTTGGGGCAACAATCCCAGCGATTGTAAAGTAGCAAAAAATGGATTCATTAAGCCAGGGACCAAAAATGACCGAAAAGAAAGCCAAACCCAAGCAGCCTATAGAACTTGAATTGATCCAGCCTCCATCTGCACCGCGAAAAAAAGCAAAGCCCCGATCTTTGGCTCTTGTTCATGCAACCCATAAAGGTAGCTTCGAGGCAGACTTTGGCCTTGACGTGGAATGCTATGTTCTTGGGGACGAAAAGAAGACCGCTGTAATCAGTCAGCGCGGGATGGCGCAAGCACTTGGACTTGGGGAGGGTGGTAGCCGCCTTCCAGCCTTTATCAAAGGTCAAAAAATATCGCCTTACGTTGGGCATGAACTTAGTCAAAAAATCGCTGAGCCCCTTATATTCCAAGGGCCCACGCTGGGCAGCAACTCCCCGCCTCCACCAACAATGCACGGCTATGATGTAACGATCCTCATTGACATCTGTAAAGCAATTATTGCGGCGGAGTCGGAAGGGGTTTTGCTGAAGAGCCAAGCAAATATCGCCAAGCAGGCGCACGTAATCCTAAATGCATCAGCGAAAGCCGGTATCACCGGCCTGGTGTACGCGCTATCAGGGTATGACGCCACCCGCGAAGAGGTTGTTGCGGCGTTCAAATTTTTTGTTCGCGAGGAAGCGAGAGAGTACGAAAAGGAATTCCCAGACCAACTTTATTCCGAGTGGTATCGCCTTTACGAGCTCCCAAGGCCTGAGCGGAATAAGCCGTGGAAGTTTATGCATTTGACTATTGACCACGTTTATAAGCCGCTCGCAAAGAGTAATGGGCGAGTCTTGGAGCTCACCAAAGCTCAAAGGGCAAAAAGTGATGAACGCGGAAGGAGGCTGCACGAATTCCTTTCCGATATCGGAGTTAAAGCCCTCCGGCAGCATCTCGGTCAATTACTTGGTATCGCACGAGTTTCACAAAGCAAAGAACAGTATGAAGATTTCGTGCAAAAGCTTTTTGGAGATCAGCAAGACCTCTTCAAGTGACAGAAGCCCGGCCCAGCGCCGGGCTTCTTGTTTCTGCCCTTTCACACTCGGGCTCCTTTGGTCATCCCCATTTAGCACCCGCTTAAGCCCGCCCTCCTTAGCCGAATCCATCACGGCATATCTTGTTACAACCATTCGCCCGCAGGTACCGCACGCAGAGAACTACAAACTTTTACTCCAGTCCTAATACTAGGCGTGCTTTAAACCGTGAGCGCCTGCTGACAACCCATAGAGGTTCAAAAAATGAAAATGACACTACCCGTCCTAGCTTTGGGTGTCCTCATTTCGCAAGGAGCGATGGCAGCCGGAGATGGCACAGCCGCTCTTGGAGGCGGCGTTGGTGGTGCACTTGGCAACATCGTAGGTCAACAGCTCGGCGGCTCAACGGGAGCGGCGGTAGGCGCCGGCGTAGGTGGTGCTGCGGGCAGCGCTGTCGGTGCTCAGAGAGGCAACAGAGCGGAAGCTGCATTAGGCGGCGGTATCGGCTCGGCTGGTGGCTCACTCATTGGTAACCGCCTCGGCGGCACGACTGGCTCGACGATCGGTGCAGGTCTCGGCGGCGCTGCGGGTGGCGCGCTAGGAAACAACCTGGCTGATGATGAGAGCGGTCATCGATCGGATGGTAAGAAGCACAAAGGCAACAACAAACATAAACACAAGAACAAGCATCGTTAGTCCCTGACGCTTCTACATCGAAGCCCGGCGGCACTGCGCCGGGCTTCTTGTTTCTGCCCTACCTCCCTCGCAGCACGGACCGTCTCGATTCTTGGTCGGCTGTAAGCCGTCCGACGAAGTCAAGCTCTCCATCCACGCTACAAAGGTGATGGCGTCCACCCCCAAGGTACCAACAACGCCGTAACTAGATTTTTGTCGAGCCGGCCGAGTCGTAACGAGCACGAGCCGCATCAAGTGCGGGAAAATGATACTCAGCCCACCGATCCAGCGCTGTTAGCGTATCAACCAGAGAAAGCGCTACCGCGGTGAGCCGATATTCAACGTGGATAGGCCTATCCGAGATCTCTCGTCGCTCAAGCAATCCGTTCCGCTCAAGCTTCTTGAGGGTTTGCGTCAAAACCTTCTGAGAAATACCCTCTATTTGCCTAAGCAGTTCACCGTTGCGCATGGGGCGCTGAGCAAGAGCAGGCACTATTAACATTACCCACTTTCCAGAGATGAGCTCCAGCGCGTCACGCGCTGAACAATTTTTTGAATACACGTTACCAGGGTGCGCCAAGGTGGTTACCTCCAGGTGCGTAATTGCCATGATGGGCGATACGGTACAGCATTCGTAAAACAGCTGAGGTAGACCGCATGCATGTTCTTATCGTTTTAGCGCACCCTGACAATGAGTCCTTTAACAGCCAGTTAACCGTAGCAGCCAGATCTGCTCTTGAAGCGGCAGGGCACGTGGTAACTATATCTGACCTCTACGCCGCGAAGTTCGATCCAGTAGAAGACGGTCGGCATTACGGTGATCGCCTGAACACGCAGCAATTTGTTGCGCTAGCGGAGCAGCGCCACGCCAGCAAGAATGGCACTCTGCCGAGGGACGTACAGCTGGAAATTGAAAAACTCGAAGCTGCAGATCTCGTTATCTTGCAGTTTCCACTTTGGTGGCACGGCCCTCCCGCCGTTCTGAAAGGCTGGTTTGATCGAGTCTTTGTTTCTGGCCATCTCTACAACAGTAAAATGCGATACGAAACAGGCTATTTTCGGGGAAAGCGGGCAATCGCATCAGTCACGACTGGGGCACCTGCTTCGGCTTTCGGGCCTGGCGCCAGAGGCGGGGAAATGGAGCTGATGCTTTGGCCTATCCACTATTCTCTACATTATCTAGGATTCTCAATTCTTGCACCTGAATACCATTTCGAGGTATCAGGACATGGCTATAGTTATAGTGAAGAGTCTGAAAATCAGAAGCGACTACAGGCTAACATTGAGGATTGGTCTAAACGGGTAGCTCATCTAGATTACGAAAGAACGCTTACTTTTTCGGGTTGGGCTGACTGGGCAGAAGACGGGAGCTCCAAATCGCCTAATTGATAGAGCTACCTGCTTTCAGAGACTATGCATGCTAGATAACCCCATAGCCAACATATCCTAGAACTGCAATATAAGAGTATGACTAGCAAGCGACTACATCGCGTGCACATAGAGCCTGGTCATGAGCTAGCCAAAGTGAAATCTCACGAATAATACACTGGGAAGATTGTGCCCCGGCGCCGGTCAAGTTCCTCTTCCGGCTGCTTAGCCACCAGTCGGTATTTAGCACACTGGCCTTGCCCAAGGATCGGCACCTCAGGTGTTACAGAGAGTCCGCTATGGAGCGGGCTTTTTGGTATCCGCCGGAAACGCCCCCGCTTCAAAATATGCATTTATGCATGAAACTTCTCGCCACCCTATTGCCAAGATATGTCAGTGCAAATACTGTGTATGCATACAGCGTTCGCAAGGAGCGAAGCATGAACCAGGCACCCTACCCCACACCGAAACCGAGAAATTCCTACGAGCTTGTGGGCCACCGCCTGCAACGCTTGATCGCCTCTCCCCGGGTACAGCGGGTTCAGTTGGTTGAGGTCTCCAGGCGCGACGATGAAAGCCCTGAAGCTTGGCGCCAGGTGATCCAGGATATCGGCGACACCGCCGGCATCAGGATCGAGCATCTGGATGATGGCGCCGTCAGGATCGGCTGGCGCGAGTACTGTGATTCCTAAATGAGCCCGCCAGTGAGCGGGCTTTTTATCGCCGCCCATAAAATATATGGGAATACCCATTGACGATAAATATGGGATTACCTATATTTGTATCCATCGAGACGCCACTGCGAATCGCCAGAGCCGAAGGCTCGAAGCTCTTTAGCGACACCCCTTGCCGGATCACCACCGGCCCAGATTCAAAGGCAGCGATGAACCGGCCTAAACGGTTCAGAGGGTTGGCAACTGACCCGGGCGTGCAGCGTAAAGCGCCAAGAACAGTTATCCAGCGGGAGAACAAGCCGAAAGGCCCGCGGCTGGAAGAACAATTGATTCAAGCCGGTGACCGACGCCAGTAGCGGGTCACGGCGGAAAGCATCACTGAGCAGCCTTCTCGCGAGGTCTGCTTGGGATGACAACCGGGAGTAAGTGAAATGCCGAGGTACATGCTCGACTACATCCGGCTTTGCCGGGAGTGCAGCCTGGATCTGCGCACGATCGGCAACATGATCGGCATCGTGATTCCAACTCTGCAGCGTGAGGCGGCCGGACTGCGCAGCGCGGTGAGCGAATTTGCCGGGGAATTCCCTGAGCTTGAGCAAGACGCCGAACTGCTGGAATCAGCCATCCGCGCCGGGCTCCGGCGCTGCATGCCGCAGCCGCATCAGCAAGATATGTTCGCAGCATGACGGGCCTTTTCACTGATGCACCTGGTTACCCGGATGCATTGGGAACTAACCATAACAGCGGAGAGCATCCATGAACGAAGCTCAGATAGAGCAGGTGCAGGAAATTGTGCAAGAAATCGCGACCGACGAAGTCATCAGTTTTGATGAGGCCTTCGCAATCGCGATGGGGAACCTAAAGCAATGGGTGGAACGGATGCCCAAGGGCAGGAATGCGGCAGGCTGCTCGGGCGGGTCTAAACGCTAAGCCGGATACAAAAACGCAGACCACTCTTGGTCTTTGATCTGGCAGGCAAAAATAGCTGGATCCTTATGGGGCGAGACAGTGGCCGCAGTTGCTCTTACTCGATCCCTGAGAGCCGTGACATCAAGACCGCTGGGGCCAAAGTACGTGCCAGTTGGCATTTCGTGGATAACTCCACCGGTGAATGTCACCGTCCTCTTCAGGCCTAAAGCTTCCATTCTTTCGTGAAGATCTTCATACCCTTTTGCGTTCGCCCCGAACAGCTCAACACGCACCAAGTACTGCGCCATAACGATATTCCTTATCTCGACTGTGGAAGCCGAAGCATATGGTTTTCCCTCGACTGTGGAAAGCGAGGAAACAGGGTGCCTGCCCCTGCAAAAACAGGCATACCTCTTCCCCGCCTCTACCCGTCAGCACTCCTCCCCCGCGCCCATCGGCAACCAGCGGGAGGCATGAGTGTTGACGAATACAGGTGAACCAACGAATGGAGTTGACCATGATCCAAAGTCAGCACGCTTACTGCGATGTAGCGCTCGCAATGAATCAGCGCCGCAATATGGCCTTGGCGCTTTGCCTCGGCCTGGTCGGCTCCAGTGCACCCAAGACCTCGCCGCTTTATCGCGTTATCCCGGCAGGCAATGAGTTCTTCCATGTTGTAGATTCCGCCACCGGCAAGGTGAAGGGGTTTCGCCGAAACCATAACGAGGCCTGTGCTCTCGCCCGGCGTCTGGAGACTCGCCATGCCAACCAGCTACGCGGATAGCGCCCAAGCCAGGGAATCCGACAGGCGCTGGGACTTGCCCAACTTTGGCAAGCAGCAGCACGTCGACCTGTTCCACGAGTACAACGCTGACGACTTGGCAGAACGCGAGGCTCGACGCATTGAAGAGCGCGCCAGCCTCAAGCTGCGCATCGGTGCCGTCATGGCTCAGATGGAGCTTATTTGCCCGCCAGTAGGAGGTTCCGAATGAACGTCGCACAGCGAGATCATCAGAACGCTGTGAGCTGGATTGAGGGCGAGATCGACAACATGATTCGCGACCTGGGCAAGGCCAATGCCAGCGCGGCGGCAACATCATGCGTCACCTTGGCCTTCATGCTGCGGGTTATCGACGACAGCGAACATCGCTACTTCCGGGCGCGCATCGACAAGATTTACGCCGACTACAACGCCTCTATCGTTTCCGCCGCTTAACGGCACCACCCCACCACAACACTTCAATGCTGCGCCAGGCGCGGCGAGGGATCGTCATGTCCACCAATCCTAAAAAAGCACCTGCACAAGAATCGCTCGAAATGAGCAAAACGGAAGAATCCAAAAAGTCCATTGCCCCTGCTGTCGCCGTCACCGACATCGCGGAGTATCGGCCGCACGAGGAGCAAATCGTTCGCCTGGAAACAACTTACGCCAAGCTGGTCGTTGACTGCTCGACGAGCGAAGGCTTAGCGAGCGCGAAGGAAGTTCGCGTCGATATCCGCGATGTGCGCTACGCCCTGGATAAGACCACCAAAACCGCATTGGTGCCATATCAGCAAAAGGTCAAAGAAGCTCAGGCTCGCGTCAATCAAGTTAAAGAGTTCGGTGAAACGCTTAAGACTCGTGTGCTGGCGATTGAAGAGCCTGTCGATGAAGCGATCAAGGCGGAAGAAAAGCGTATTGCCGACGCGAAGGCCGAGCGCGAGCGTGTCGAGGCTGAGCGTGTCGAAGCCATCCGGGCCAAGATTACCCGCTTCAGCTCTGTCGCTGCCGCATACGCAAGCCGCAGCGCTACCGACGTCTCAAGCGTTCTCCAGAATGTCAAAGACTCGGTAATTCTGCCCGAGGAATACGGCGAGTTCGAAGCCGAAGGCACCATCGCTCGCGACAACGCCATTGAGCAATTGGAGGCGCTTCACAAGGCCGCCATTGATCGAGAGGAAGCCGCTGCCAAGCTGCTGGCCCAGCAGAAGGAGCTGGACGAACTGCGCGAGAAGCAACGCATCGCCGACGCCGAGGCTGAAGAACTACGTAAGCAGCGGGCCGAGGAAGATCGTCTGCGCTTGAAAAAGCAGCAGGACGAGTTGGACCAGCAACGCCGCGACATGGAAGCACAACAGCGCCAGCAGCGTGAACGTGACGCGCAGTATCAGCGCGACCAGGAAGAGCTGGCCCGTCTGCGTGCCCAGGCTGCTGCACCCGCCCCAGCGACTGTTGCTGCGGCTCCAGTGATTGCTGACCCAGCACAATCTGTCCAAGCAGCAGTTGATTCGGCCCCAGCGGCGGACGCATTCGCTGACTCGAATATTCCAAGCGCAAGCGAAGTGGTTGAGGTCGTAGCCATGGCCTTCTGCGTCACCAATGACGAGGCCTCTGCCTGGCTGCGCGCCCTGTCGTTCTAAAGAACCCTGAAGCCACCCCGGAGGCCGACCAAAGTCGTCGGCTATGGAGTTAGCAATGAGCGCCCAAACCCAGATTTCTACCGTATCAATGGACACCAGCCCGACTGGGCTGATCCTCAATCGCGACAGCATGCAGTCGATGACTGAGCTCGCAGGCATTATGGCAGGCGGCAAAACCACCCTGCCGAAGCACTTTCACGGAAACACCGCCGACTGCATGGCAGTGATCATGCAGTCCATGCAGTGGGGAATGAACCCATTCCAAGTGGCGCAGAAGACCTTCATCGTCAACGGCGGCCAACTGAGCTATGAAGCCCAGCTGGTCAACGCGGTCATCACGACGCGAGCCCCGACCATCGATCGAATCCACTACGAGTGGTTTGGCGACTGGGACAAGATCATTGGCAATTTCCGCGAGATTGAGAGCAAAAAACAAACGGATGACCACGGGCAGCCGAAAAAATATCGCGTCCCAAACTGGAACATGAATGACGAAAAAGGGTTGGGCGTCCGCGTTTGGGCTACGTTCGTGGGCGAGGATACCCCGCGCGAACTGACCACCTTGATGACTCAGGCACGAACTCGGAACTCGACGCTGTGGGCAGACGATCCGAAGCAGCAGATCGCTTACCTGGCCCTCAAAAAATGGGCTCGCCTGTACTGCCCTGACGTGATCCTGGGTGTGTACACACGCGAAGAGCTGGACGACGGCTATACGCTTCCAGAAACAGACGTTACCCCGAGATCTGCCAGCGAAAAGCCTGCTGACGTAGGTGCCGCCTCAGTACCCCAGGGCGACACAACAGACGCAACCTCCGACCTGTTCGAACAGCTGAAAAAAATCGCTCAAGAGCAAGGCATTGAAGGCTATGAAAAAGCTTGGAAAGCCCTGAAACCACAGCAGCGCGGCGCCATTGGCGTGACCCGTCACGGCGAACTGAAGGCTATTGCGCAAACAATCGACGCCGAATTCACAACTGTCAGCGATAGCGCCGACGCTGTTGCCGACATCGATAATCAGGACGATGCTCAATGAACGCATCTGTAGACCTTCAGCGCACCGAGCAGTGGCACCAGGACCGCAGCGGGCGACTCACCGCCAGCCGATTCAAGGATGTTATTGCATGGGGCGACCGTGACAAACACGGCAAACGCAAGCCGCTTGCGGCCCGTACCACCTACATGCGCGAGCTGGCTTTTGAGCGCCTGGCTAACCGATCGAAACATTCGGTTAGCAGCAAGTCGATGGCTTGGGGAACCGAGGTTGAGCAATCGAGCCACGACTTCTACGAAATCCTGACTGGTAATAGCGTCATCAAGTCGGGCTTCGTAGTTCATCCAAAATACGACTGGTTGGGCTGTTCGCCGGACGGATTGATTGGCGAGGACGGGGGTATTGAGTCGAAATGCCCATTCAATGAGGCCGTCCACGTCCGAACCTGGCTCGAAGGCATGCCAGAGGAACATAAGCCGCAGGTTCAGGGCTGCATGTTCGTCACGGGCCGGGAGTGGTGGGACTTCCTGTCATTTGATCCACGCCAGGATGAAGACTGCCGGCTGTATATCGAGACCATCGAGCGCGATGAGGAGTACATCGCGATGCTTCATCAAGAGCTGGTCCAGTTCAATCTGGAGCTTGGCAGGATGGTTGATGAAGTTGCGGACAAAGCCCGGGCGCAAGCCCATCGCCTCGGAGCCTGATCATGATCAGTAACCTGAAATCAGACATTGAGTTTCGGCGCGAGAAAGCGCTGGAGCTTTCCAGTCAAGTCCGGCGGCACCTGGCCGCTGGCGGTAAGCTCACCATCGGCGATAGTCCGCCGATGAATCCAGCCCCGGCGAAGCGTTCGGAATTCATCGACCCGACAACCATCCTCAAGCGCCGCAAGCCGCCCATCACCCGGGCCGAGCGTGAAGCGCTGCGCAAACTCGCGGAGGCTTTATGAGCAAGCGCAAGCCGCACAACCTCAAAGCCCGCCTTGACCGGCCCTGCCGGTCGCTGCTGGCCGCCAACCACGTCGCAGTGGTGAACATCGACCCCAGCGGCCGCCAGGGCATGATCAATTACAAGTCGCTGAAGAACATCGCGCCCGGGAAGATTGGCCAGGCCGTCTGCGGCATCCCCCACCGATGGACGATCTACCTCAGCGCCCTCTGCATCGACGCCTGCGGCGACCGCTACAGCAAGTCGGTGGAGGTGGCGCCCGATGGCGTCTACCTATCCGACCATCTGGAAGACGTAATCGAGCATTGCTACAAGAAGCTGCGTGACGAGGCCAATCAAAGCCAGATGGTGGCATCGGGCTGGATCGCCATTCCGGAAGCGATGTCGCTGGACGAGGAACACGCTGCGCGCATTTTCAAAGCTGTCGGCGCCTGGAATCAGCAGAAGGTCGCTGTATGCGCCGCATAGCCTGCATCCAGCAACGCAAACGACAAACCTGGCTCGCTCTGCCGGCCAGCGCAATAGAAGAGGTAGGCCATGGCTGCCGCGCAGAAAGAACGATCGGCAAAGACTGCGGCGAGGCGAAAGACTCGCGGCGAGGAAGAATTGCGACTCCACACCATGGCCGGCACACGCCAGGCCCTGGCTGACCTGATGGCCTGGAATGGCATTGAGGAACAGGGCGAGGCAATGACCCTGATGATTCACCACCTGCACGGCCTGGGCCCAGCAGCATCGGCGCAGTTCCTAGCGCCGCCGCGACACGAATACGTGATACCCGAAAACGTGTCGGCAAAATTGCTGCTCGCCTACAAACGCGAAGCCCTTCGCATCTGCCACGACGAATAACCCACCCTGCTCTCTGCATTCGGTAGCAGGCGCAGCTGCTTCCAGTTTATTTATTCCTAAGTAGCTCCAAATAGTCGAGGGCATCCTTTTTTTTGCTCTCGCTCTTAGGCCCCTTGGAGCCTTTGATTCTTTCCTCGGCATTAATGAAGACCGTGCTAGTAGTAAGCATGGTCGATTTTGTTCTAAGTAAAGCCATGAGCATGTGTTCCAAAGCATCAACCTGGGCTTGATTTGCCATCTCTCTCTCCTTGATCCGGCTCCATGCCGGTCACCCGTAATACCCCAACCCAAACCAAATTGCCACCACCGGACACCGGAGGGCGGCGCATGCATAGAGAAAGCCATGACCAAGTTTTACTACCAGATCAAAGGCCGCCAGCCTGCCGGCCCTAGTCGCGTAGCCGAATGGGCTTGGCCGCCGGTGTTCAGCGGTATGGTCGAGGCTGAAACCCGCAAGGAAGCGAAGGCCCAGGTCGAAGAGCTGTACGACCGCCAGTTCCCAATGCGGGTGCTGCGCTCTGACACGACCGAGCACGCCTATCTCCTACACATCCAAGAGCTGCGCGAGCACGATAGCTACCTTCTGCGCCGCTTCAAAGACACGACCTGCAAGGAATGCGGCACAGTGTTTAAGCTGATCGACAAGTACAACGACCCGAATACCGAAACGACCAGCCACGACTACTGCACCGATGCCTGCCTGAAGGCTGCTCGCTTCCGCGACGTGCAGGAATTCCGTCTGGCGAACGAGGGCAAGCTGCCCGCGGTGATCTACCAGGTGCGGCAGAAGTCCACCGGGAAGACATACGTCGGCCAGACCACCCAGCCGTTCACGTTGCGCTGGTGGCAGCATCTCACCAATCCCACGGGCTGCAAGTTCCACTCGGCGCTGACCAGCAGCGACATCACTGATTGGGACTTCTCGGTCCTCGAAGTGATCACCTATCCCGAGGACTGCACCAGCCGGGCTGTCTACATCACCCAGCGCGAGAGCCACTGGATCGAGGCGCTATCGGCGGTAGACGCAGGGTTCAACACCATCCGTCCTGCCGGTATTGCCGATCAACTCCAAGTGCCGCTGCCACTCGAAGAACGGGCATGACTCTCCGGCTCTGCCCGCCAGCGCCTTCCCCTAATCAACGATAACGCCATTCGTGCAAGGCGATATTAAATGTCTTTAAGCTGTTTTGAATTAATCTCGGCCACTAGAGGCGCGAACAGGCCATCAATGTATTTCTTGACGCTAACCCTATCCTTGCCCACTTCCTTTTTAAACTTCAACCACCTGAGCTGTGAGTAATCTGACGTATACTCCATGCTCGGATCGAATCCACCCCTAGAATAAAGATATAGACAGTTCTCGATGGCTTCTGAGCATTCACCTTCGCGGCGATAAATTTCAGAAAAGCCATTTTCGAATACTCCGCCCCAAATCGCAGCACACTCTACCCCTATCGCCTCCAACTCCGAACGCGCAGCCCTCATCTTATCCAGCCATGATTGGAAGAAGGTGCTCGAAAAATTACTGTCATCGTCTGGGCTGATCCAGCGATTACTTTCAATTTCATCTATAGCATGCCCGCCAACCTCCCAGAGAATGATCAGAAGGTCGCGATACTTATAGATTGCAACTGCTGCAGATCTGGCAAGTGCGTGATCAGAAGTTCCCTTTAGCTGCTTTTTCCATGTATTCAAGCCTTCTCGCCCAAATATGTACGCCACCCAAAGAGTGCCGGCACTAATTAGTGCTCCGGCTATAGGTGTTATGACCCCCAATACATCCTTTGTCAGGGCCCAGTCAGCGTCAGTGATTGCGAAGCAAAGAGACATACCTGTCCACCCCTTCCGAAATTGCAGGACTATACCGGCTAGGAGCCATCATGCCCATCACCTACGGAAGCGTTTGCAGCGGCATCGAAGCCGCGACACAGGCCTGGCACCCGCTGGGCATGCGCGCCGCCTGGTTCGCCGAGATTGAGCCGTTCCCTTCGGCCGTCCTGGCCCACCACTACCCCGACGTGCCGAACTACGGCGATATGACCAAGCTGGCCGCCCTGGTGCTGGCCGGCAAGATCCCCGCGCCGGACGTGCTGGTCGGCGGCACCCCGTGCCAGGCCTTCTCGGTTGCCGGTATGCGCGAAGGCCTCACTGACCCGCGTGGCGCCCTCACAATCAAATACGTGGAGCTTGCAGATGCAGTTGACTATGTTCGCGCCAGCCAGCGAAAGCCCGCCAGCGTCATCGTCTGGGAGAACGTCCCCGGCGTCCTCAGCGACAAAGGGAACGCCTTCGGATGCTTTCTTGGCGCGCTTGCTGGGGAAGACTGCGAGCTGCAGCCTCCAGGGAAAAAATGGCAGGACGCTGGTTGTGTGTATGGACCCAAAAGAACAATCGCGTGGCGGGTCCTGGACGCCCAATATTTCGGCCTGGCCCAACGACGCCGTCGTGTGTTCGTTGTCGCAAGTGCTCGAGACGGGTTCGATCCCGCCGAGGTACTTTTTGAGCGCGAAGGCACTCGCAGGGATTGCCCGCCGGGACGGCCGGCGGAGTTTGCACTTCACCCTACTCTCACGGCACAAGGGGGGGGCTCTCTCGATGATCGAGAGGCATATGTGCTGGAACCCGAAGGAGTGCGCCGAACCAGCGTAATTGAATGGGAACGATGCCAAGGCTTCCCCGACAACTACACGCAGATCCCCTGGCGCGGTAAGCCCGCAAGTGAATGTCCTGACGGGCCCCGCTACAAGGCAATCGGCAACAGTAAGGCCATCACCGTGGTTCGTTGGATCGGCGCCAGAATTATTAGTCAATTACTCCAGTAAATCTTCGTCCCAACTTTCAATGATTGGCTCGGGCTCAGTCGACGCTAGCTTCTTTCTGCGCTCTTCCAATAATTCCCGCATTTCATAGGTAGGAAATTTACGCTCCCCCATCAAACCGATCAATATTTTAGAGATTTTATAAGCGCCACAATATTTACAATCGACAACTAGATAGTCTTTGGTAATTCGCGGCTCTGACGCATATTTTTCACAGACATAACAATTCATATCAAATCCCTTTGCTTTTTTTTCAATTCTATCCGCTTTTAGCTTGGAGAGCTCCCCATGGCTACAGAAAACAAAATCGCAGCGCCTCTGCAGCTTGAGCGCTCGACAGTAACGAAGCTGGTCATAACCGGCGCGCCGAATCTCGACCCGATCACGGTCTTCCTCGAGGACATGGCCCCATGCAAGGGCAAGATCACCGTCAGTTGCTGGGGCAAGAGCTGGACCGCCTACTGGGGTGGCATGTGGGATGGTCTGAGCATCGGGCAGTTCTTCTGCAAGCTGAACACCGGCTACATCATCGGCTACTTCGACCAGGAGATGAGCCCGCGGCAATTCAGTGGTGAGGCGCTTGCAAATAAAGTGCAGGTCAGCGTGTTGAAGGATCGCCGGCGTAGTGAGCTCGGTCAGGACGAAGCGCGCGAGCTGTTCACCGAAGCTGAAGACATTCGCGAATCGCCATCAATTGAACATCTCCACGGCGCGCACAGCGAACTAATGCACAAGATTTTCGGGGATGAGTGGTGGCATCTGACCAACGATGCCACCGAGCCAAACCCCGATTACGCGTACCTCGAGCGGATCATTCACGCAGTGCAACAGGCTCTGCGCCAGGAACAGCAGCGGGAGGCCGCATGAAGCGCATCTACCTCAGCGGCCCCATGACCGGCCTGCCAGGTCTCAACTTCGCCGCATTCCACGCCATGACCACCCACCTGCGCGCCGGCGGCCACACCGTCACCAACCCCGCCGAACTCAACCCCGACGGCGGTACCTGGCACGACTGTATGCGCCGCGACATTGCCGCCCTGATGGACTGCGACACTGTGGCCACCCTGCCCGGCTGGGAGCATTCAAAGGGTGCCCGCCTGGAAGTCCTGATCGCCGAACGCCTCGGCATGACGGTTATGAATGCCCATGATCTGGTAGCGGCAGCTATCGAATCGAAAGAGGCACATCGTCCAGCAGGCTTTCGGGGGAGTTAAGAAAGGAGTTCCATGCCTCAAAGGCATGATGGTGACGCAGAGTAGCAGCGTCCCAAATGGCCCCTGCGACCTCCTTCGATGAAACCAGCATCATCATTGTGCTAGTAGCGGCATCAAGCTCAATAAGGAGATGGTGTGATTTGAATCTGAAGTCATCGATTCCGCTCATCAGTTCGCCTTGCGACAGGTCTAGCCGGAAACTCCGTGTTGTACCCATCTAACTGAGGACTAAGCATTAGTGATAAACGTTCCATGTCGTCGACCAGCTACCGTTTCGATTGCTTGGATCCCGCTCTGGGAAGCTTCTCGGCCTTGCGGATAGAAATTGACCGCAGAGCGTTTGGGGCATTAAGTCTCGCTATATCGAGCCCCCTAGCCAGAGCTGCTGTCATTGTCTCCCCGGGTATTGACTCAGGGGCCTCTTCAAAAAGCATTTTCTCATCTACCCCGTAAACTCCAATAAACAACTCGGTTCTTCCGAGAAGCGACATTCGCACCTGGACGTTCAGCAAGGTGCCATCTGCCTGCCGCTCATCTACGGATCGGGTATGAAGAGCGGGGTCCGCCCAGTCCCAGAAAACCTTGCCCCTGTTTCTCATCTGAATCGCTCTGATATTTAGGCGGCGATTATGCGACTTGAACGAATCTGAACGAAATACCACGCAACAAATATTTATTCATCCCTCCCCCTTCAAAGTCAGCCGCTTTAGCGGCAAGGAGCAGCTCTACGGCGAAAATTCACCCAGGTTTGCGCGAGCAGTTTGGATCGCGTACTGAAGCAATTCTAAAGGGACATCCTGCTCGAACAAGGTCACCTCAAAACGCAGCGTTTCGTCATTCCTGAATATCTCAAAGACCATATCGTTGCCGCGCCAGCACTCAATCCCTAGGCCGTCATGACCCTTGGTCACGCTTGAAGCAGTAAGAAACTCGTATTCAACTCCGTGTACGACCACATCGCACCTCCCTATCTGAGGTGGCAACGATACCTCTCCCCTCTATGAACTTGATAGCCGCTATAGCGGCAAGGACGAGCTCGACCATGGAAAAGATAAAACTCGGCCCGGACCATTATCGCTACGTCGACGAGCTCGACCCAAAAGGCCTGGAAGTCACCTGCAAAAAGTTCGTGGTGATCGGCGAAACCGAGCAGTGCTGGTACATCGTGGACGAATTCCACAACAACCTCTTCGTTGGCTCGCAGCGAGAGTCCCTGCTGAAGCAGTACCGCAAGCGTGTCCTGAAGGATGGCGGGGAGCACGGCCGGCGATTCGCCTACACCGATAAGGCCCTGGCGTTGCGCTCGTACAAGCAGCGCAAGTCCTGGCAGGTGCGTCATTCCCAACTGTCGCTCGAGCGCGCCCAGGCCGCCATTGCCTATTTCGGCGACACCAGGACCGAAAGCACGGTGCCACCCGACCGCCTGATGGTTCCGTGCGAATACATCCAGGCCATGAACTGGAGCGAGTGCTGATGATCGCCACCCTCTGGTTCGCCTACGTCTTCATCTACAAGGGGCCCAGGCCATGAAACAGCATCGCGTTTTGATCGGCGACTGCATTGAGTCGATGCGGACGCTACCGGATAAATCGGTTCAAATGTGCGTTACCAGCCCGCCCTACTACGGCTTGCGGGACTACGGTGTCGAGGGCCAGATCGGCCTGGAGGAAACGCCGGCCGAATTTATCGCGCGCTTGGTGGATGTGTTCAGCGAGGTGCGTCGAGTACTCCGCGACGACGGAACGGCATGGGTGAACATGGGTGACAGCTACGCCGGCAGTTGGGGGGCGGAAGGGCGAACCACAACCCACGGTAACAGTGGGCACAACGCCAGTGCCATGCAGAGGAATTCAATTTCCAACCATCCGAAACGGTCCAGAAAAACGACTTCTGACCCAAAGGGTTATGGCCTTAAGCCAAAGGACATGATGGGCATGCCATGGCGTCTGGCATTCGCACTGCAGGACGATGGCTGGTACCTGCGTCAGGACATCATCTGGCACAAGCCGAACCCAATGCCCGAAAGCGTCCGCGACCGGTGCACCAAGGCCCACGAGTATATTTTCCTGCTGAGTAAGTCGCCGAAATACTTCTACGACCAGTCGGCAATCCTTGAACCTTGCTCCCCCAACACCCACAACCGACTCTCGCAAGACGTTCTCGCGCAAATCGGTAGTGACCGTGCCAATGGCGGGGCCAAGAGCAACGGCAACATGAAGGCGGTTTCGAGGAAGTCAAACGGCGTGGGCTGGGGTCACGGTACCGACAGCGAAGAAAGAGCGCGGGGGCGAATCAAGGACAACGATTCAATGAACTCTGCCCTCGCCGTTATGCCCACCGAGCGAAATAAACGCAGCGTATGGACTGTGCCGACGCACAGTTTCAAGGGCGCACATTTCGCCACCTTCCCGCCTGACCTGATTCGCCCTTGCATCCTGGCCGGCGCCCCACTCGGCGGCATCGTGCTTGACCCTTTCGGCGGTGCCGGTACGACGGCGGTGGTCGCCATGCAGGAATGTCGTAGATCAATCTTGTGCGAACTGAACCCGGAATATGCCGCAATGGCTGAACGCCGGATCGCTTCCGCCTGGCTCGACGGCGCGGCGCAGATGGATGTCTTTCGCGACACAGCGCAACACCCAGCAGCCTAACCCCCAATCCCCCGACATGCCTGCCGGTGAGCTACTTCAAGGCAGCTGGCTGTCGACCCAGCGCTCAGCAGCAGCCATCGCCTCATCAAGGGCGGCCGGGTAATCGGGCCAGGGTCCCGTCAGTTCGGCGGCGACTTCGCCAAGGCCATGGATGGGCGCCTGCTCAATGATCTTGGCAGTGACCGGAGCATTGTCGTTTGGGCGCCGCCAGACGAATTTGAGAAACATCGTTTGGCCGCGGTAAGCGTGCGCAATTGGCGCATCTAGTTGATGAGGCACGCGCCCTCCTGGCGACTGGGTGGGTTGAATACCCGTTTTACACCCATCCCAACAACACAGGTATCTAGGCATAACGCCATCACTCCATTTCCCTACATGCCTGCCGGTGAGCGGCGGGCGAGGTATCGACATGCCTGCAAACAGTGAATACAGCATGACACGCAGCGATGCCACGGACCTGGCAGGCATTGCCCAGTTCGACTTGGCGATGCGGCGAGAGGCGCTGACCAGCTACCTGCAGCGTAATGGCTCGCAGCGCCTGGTTGAGTTCACGGCGCAACTGATTGGCATGGCCAACTCGGTCGCGGAGAACTGCGCGGAGACGAGTGACCAGGTGCTGATCGAGGAATGCGGGGTCCACCCCGACAAGTTCACCAGCGTGAACCTGCCGACACTCATCGGCGCCTGCCAGGGCGTGATGATCGCCAGCAAGTGCGACCCGGCCGGCGCCTGTCACGGGTGCGCATATCGGCTGGGCTCGATTGCTAATCAGTCGCCCATCACCACTTGCGATGCGGAGTTCATGGCCCACGACCAAAAAGGATTCATGTGCCACGCCCACCTGGACGCAGAAGGCGAACCCACCAAGGTGTGCGTCGGGCACGCAAAAGCAGCAAAAACCTAACCCACCTTCTGCCGCCCAGCGCGGCAAGCCCCCCCATGAACAACGAAAAGACACTGCGCACTACGGGCAGTGGGAGGTAGAAATGGACGGAATTCAGTTCCTGTCGCACGAAGATGTTTGCGAGCTTACCGGCGCAAGAACCAAGGCCGGCCAGATTCAAGTCCTATCGCGAAACGGCATACGCCACACGATCAAACGGAACGGTTGGCCATGCGTAATATCGGCATCGCTGCTGGCCAACCCTAAAGAACGAAAGCCCGAAAAGGCCGAATGGCAACCAAGGATGGGAATTCAGTAAATGGCACGACGACCCACTAACCCCGGCAGCATCCCCCGGCTGAGAAAGCGACTGCGCTCCGGGGGAAGGGTTTATTACTACTACGATGCAGGCGACAAACCGAGAAAGGAAATCGCGCTGGGTTCCGACTACGGCGCGGCTATCGTTGAATATGCTCGACTTGAAAAGAGCCGCGCAGCGAGTGCCCTCGTCGGCGCCGTACTGACATTTGAGTACGTTGCAAACAAGTACATGGAAGAGGTTGTGCCTACTAAGTCCTCAGCCACCCAAAAAGACAACCTAAGGGAATTGAAGCAGCTTCTGATCTTTTTCAATGACCCGCCCGGCCCTCTTGAGGCGATCGAGCCGAAGCACGTCGTTCAGTACCTGCGTTATCGGTCGAAAACAGCAAAGGTTCGCGCCAACCGGGAGAAGGCGCTGCTCAGCGCCATTTGGAATTTCGCCCGTCAGAGCGGCTATACCTCACTTGCCAACCCTTGCGCGGGCATCAAAGGAAACAAGGAAACAGGCCGGGACACCTACGTCGAAGACGAAATGTTTGCCGCGGTGTACCTGCACGCTGATCAGCCACTCAAGGACGCATTGGACCTGTTCTACCTCACAGCCCAGCGCATAGGCGACACGCTGAAGATGGACGAGCGTGACTTGCTGGATAACCAGTTGCTGATCAAGCAAGGGAAGACCAGCGCTAAACGCCGTATTGAGGTTGTAGGAGAGCTGAAGGTGGTTATCGACCGCATTCTGGAAAGGAAAAAGGGGCACAAGATTCGATCAACCAGACTCGTCGTAATGGACAACGGCCAGGCGATGACAGTGAGCATGCTCAGAGGGAGATTTGACGCGGCCAGGATGAAGGCCGGGATTGAAAAGTCTGCGTTTCAGATGCGCGACCTTCGTGCAAAAGCGGCTACAGACAAGGAGGAATCGACAGGCAGTATTCGGGATGCTCGCGATCAGTTGGGGCACACAACCGTCGGTATGACAGAGCAATACATCCGGCGCCGTAAAGGCCTGAAAGTGCTACCAACGAAGTAAAAATTCGTTCCGCAATAAAATATGAGCCCTTGAAAACAAAGGGCTACAAATGAGTCCCCAGCAAACAATTGCGGACCAATAAACGCCCTAACCTACTGTTTTATAAGTCTTTGTATGTGGACTTAAAATCCCCCGCTCGTAAGGGCGTCCCGGTTCGATTCCGGGTTCGGGCACCAAAGATATCAAGGGCTTGCATGATGAACTTCATGCAGGCCCTTATCTTTTTATGCTCCGCAATTCCCATCTCCCGGCCTTCTGCCGACTCAAATCAAAGTCCCTGTTTCACCACCTGCTACGCTGATACATCCACGGAGAATCAGCCATGCCAAACTCAGATCTATTGCCCTCCCTGCTATCAAAACTCTACGAGAACCAACTGGCCCTCGAGGCTTCTGTCATGGAGCTATCCAACTGGGTCGAGCAACGCGGTTCCGCTGAAGTGGCAGAAAACGTGCGCAGCGCTTTGCACACCATCGACGAAAACGAGGAGTTCATTAAGCTCACTCTGGCCGTGCTGATGTCACCGGAGTGATCCTGCGTATCAGGCCTTTACTGAGTTCTTGATCACCCAAATGCCAAGCGCAACAAATACAGCTGATTTAGCCACGGCAAACAGGGTGTCTCTTCCCGCAAACAACTCGAACGCCGAAAACAGCAGTGAGAAGGTGCCTACTATCGCCAAACCATAGCCAACCGGGCGCACGTACCTGTGGAACATTTCTTTCATCTCCCTGAAAAAACAAAAAGTTTAGATTTTACCGCCCCATACGCCATCAACCGTCATGCCTCAGCGTGAAATCACCGATGCGCTCTGGCAGGGGCCGGCACACATTAACAGGCCGCCCGCTGTCTCCGGCTAATAAACCAACCCCACACATTGATCTTTTTCAGTAGGGAAAAACTTCAGGAGAAGCGTTTTAAGGGGGTAATGCTGCGATTTCACTTCATAAACAACGTTGGTAAAGCTGTCTGCATCAGATCCATTACCCGCGTTTGATGCCTCAGACACCTTTACCAATCTAACTTCAGAAATATCACCCACCAGCGAACGCATTTGATTCCACCCCGTCAGCGGGTCATCAACAGATTCAAGGCATAACAGTGACTGCCATCGCTCTTTATCGCCTCGCTCATACGCTGAAATTGCCTGTTGCGCGAGCTTGAGCGTGCCTTGTGCACCCGCAAGGTTCGGCAATGAATGTGAGTCTTTGTGCGTTGAACACCCGGTCGCGAGCATGCACATGAATAAGACGGCTTGCCCCGTCAATATCAACGACGTTTTAGAGTAAATATGATTCGCTATCCTTTTTGAATCCGATCCTAGCCTGCCCTCAGGCTGCGATGCGTAGTCAGCACCCCGCTCTTATCGAACAGGAAAATCATCTGGTTTCCCCCACCATCCTGGCAAACAGCGCCTTCGGTTTCTCCGTCGACGATTCCTTGGCAAGCCATGTTCCATACGTATGGACGGATTTGGCACTTGAGGGTTTTGCCATCCTGGATAATCAGGTGGTGAGTGGCGGAGACGTCTTCAGGGGCTGGCTTGGGGCAGCTTCCCTCCCCCCAATTGACACCTTGGTGATTGGGTTGCGAAGCGCAACCGGCCAATAGCAGGAGGGAAAACACGCATTTGAAATTCATGATCACCGTCCTTAGTCATGAAGAGGGAGTGGCACTACGACGAGACGCTGGCCAGGCATCTACTCAGGGTTGGATGCAAAAGGTCCTGCGCCGAACGGGTGTCCTTGTCGCCGCTGAGTGACAACGAATGGTCCGTCAGCAGGCACACACCGGCAGCTGCGTACGCGCAGGTGGCCTAGTTTTCGTAGAAATACCAAATGATCGACACCACGGCGACTACCCAGCCGAGGGTCAGCAGAAACGAGAGACCTGCAAGTCGCTTATCCATGACGTCCTGTCATCTTGTTGAAAGTCCATAATCCTTCAAACAAAGCGTAGCAGGTGCGCCCGAGATGGGCGGTGGGTCGCTGAGACTCAATGAATCAGCTCCCTGGCCTTTTCCAGGCACTCGGTGGCGCTGTCCAACGCCTCGACGGCTTTCAGGGAATCATCAGCGCCGCTCTGCGCGCGCTGCCCGGTGATGACGAACAGTACATCAACCCCGGCTTTTGCCACCTCGGCCAAGTAATCCGCGCGAGGGTGGCGGATGCCGTTCTCGTAACGCCCCTGGGCGTTCACTTCGACGCCGCCGATTTTTCCAATCTCTGACTGCGATAGACCCAGCCTCAGTCTCTCCGCCTTCAACCTTGCACCAATGCTCATGACTCATCCCAATCGAAAAGATAAAACTGAGAGCCTGGCGGTGGTTTTTTAGTTCCAGAGTGGCGCTCGCGTCGTCATGGCCGCCTGGGCGGACTTCAGCAGCAAAGCCCGTCGCCCCAGGAACCAAGATCAAGCGAGCACGCATCGAGCCGTTTTATCGTCGCGGGTTGAACCACGGCAAGGCCCTACGGATGCTGCTTTACTGAGGCGCGTGCTGGATCAAATCAATAGTCGCACAGCACGCGCAAATCGCACTTCATGGCTCGACCCACACTCACTCGCATTGCACTTAAGGATGAGCATCATGACCGATGATTTGAAGCAATCAGGTTCGACCACAACGTCCCAGCCCACCACCACGCTGGAGCAGGTCAAGACCGGAAGGGTGCTGGATTTCACTTGGGCGCCTAACGCGAACACGACCACCACCGTCGTTTCGGCGGACTTCATCGACTACGAGGTCGATACTTCCCAGGGCAGCCCTACCGGGGCCAGTCACTCCATCGCACGGTTCACCTATGCCCAGGGCAAGGGCGGTGGCCAGATCAGCCAATTGTTTCTCGAGGAGATGCGTGCCGGTGTGCGCGCCAGCACCCAGATCGGGCTGATGGTGGGACGTAAATGGGCTCTGGACGCCGATGCCGACGTCTCCGGCAGCATCGGCACCTACGTCATCGAGCAATTTGATGACATGCGCGCCAGTGTCAATTACGTCGGGACTTTCAGCCGCGTCTTTGCAGACCCCAGGATGGTCAGCTACCACGCGGGGGGACACGTGCACACCAATGTCTCGATCACCGCCAGCAGGGCCCTGACCATGGCCGACTCGGGCAAGTCGATCCTGGTCATCAGCGACACGGACGTCACGCTGACGCTGGGCGACGATGTGATTGAAGGGTTCAAGGCCACATTGATCCAGGCGGCGGCCGGCAAGATCAACATTGCGGTGTCCAGCAGCCATGTTATCTACAGCAACGCCGGGGCCCGAACGCACACGCTCAACCCGCTGGACGAGCTGGAAGTCAGCACCTTCCCCTACGGCCCGGTATTCCTGGCCTTCCGGGTCAGACCGACGGCCTGA